ACACAACAGGGAAGTTGATGTCGGGGTCAGCAGATGTACCCGAGGTAGAACCAGTTACGGGGTTACCGCCTTCAAACTCTGTGAGGTTACCAGTAATCTCAGGGAACACACCATCAATTCTGTTCTGGTAGTATTTCAGAACCTTGGTTGTCGAGTTCCAGGAGATGACACGACCACGAGCAGTCACCTGCTGACCACCCACAGTTCTGGACTGTGTGATGATTTCGTCAGTCTGGAACTGTCCAGTGAACGTGGGAGAGAAGATCACTGCCTTTGTAGCGGACAGTGTGATAGCAGATGTCAGTTCTGTTGTGCCATACTGATTGGGGTTGATCACCAGACCAATACGACGATAGTCGTTATCAGTCGGGAAGTCACCTGATCCTTCATCGTAGGTGAACTTCGTGTTGATCATTACACGATAACCGCCCAGTTCTTTGGCGGGGTTTGAACCATGACCAGTGTCGGGAGGAATGATAACGTCAATAGCAGCACCAGTACCTGTACCAGCACCAATACCGTTGACCTCATCAATAACAACCTTACCGAAAGTATATCCAGAACCACCAGAGGTCACTGTGGCGTTTACAATTTTACCACCGTCAACCACCAGAGAAACACGACCACCAACGCCATCGCCTTTGATGGGTACGTTCTCATAAGTACCGTTGTTATAACCAGTACCAGATGCTTGGATCACAACACTGTCAATCTCACCACCAACGGCATCACCAGTCACAGCAACATCGCTGAGTACAGGCATGTAGTCGTTGGAGAAGAATTTCAGAACTTGTCCAACAGGAATCGTATACAGATACTTCCAGCGGTAACCATCAGCAGTTGTGATAATTGAAGTGGAGGTGCCAGTAGGCTCAACAGTAGAAGGTTTACCGTTAGGATCAGAAGGACTTGTCCCGTTGTAGATGCACTTATAAACCTGATACTGCGAGTTAACAACGTAGAAGTCTGCGTCGTAGAGTTTCGTAGCACCAGACGATGCTGTTTTGGTGGAAGAATAGTCATGGCGATACATATCATAAACGTAACCCAGACCACCAGTGGTCTGTTCTGGGGGAGTCCAGTCAATACGACGAATAACTTGAATTGTGTCGCTAGCAAGCACACGCTTCAAGGAAATCATATCGGAGAATGTATCCGAGAACTCTTGGAATGAATCCACAGGAGTCGGAGGAGCATTCTCGTTATCCCACTCTTGGGGACGACCGATGAAGACATAGAGTCTGTCACGGGACGAACCTGCAACTAGGTCAGACTGCGTGGGATCGGCACCCTCTAACGACTTAATAAATCGCTTCGCAGTAAAAATTCTAAATTGATCTGTTAGAAGTGCCATCTTTAAGCAATTACCTTCCTTTTATTTATTAGGTTTATTCTGGTTCAGTTCTGACCAGGTTAGTATATTCTTGTCTGTTGAACACAGAGGTAGCACCAGATGTCTGCCCAGACAGAGTATCTGAGGTAGTAAACTTGTAGGTGTTACCATTATTTGTAACGCTGCTGAGTTCTAAGATCCGATATCCGAAAGCATCAGGGGTCTGATTAAACGAAACAACCGTTGCCGTAACACCTGTGCTGCTAGCAGTAACAGTTTCACCAATTTGATATGGAGTATCATTCCAGGTCTGTACTTTGACAGAAGTAGTAGATGTGTGATCAACACCATCACCCAGAGCACCAGCAGTATTGATAGTGGCAGTCAAAGGAACAAGGTTGGAGTCATAAATCTGATCACCTTGCTGGAACAGTGTAGTGTTCTGTCCACCAACAGTCTCTTCAATACCATACAGAGATGATGCAATACCACCATCAAGGTTGATCTCATCTTCAAAGTCTGTATCAGTATTTACCAGATCAATGATACCGTCGCCAGCACCATCAACTTCATCATCATCTTCAAATACAAATCCTTCTAAGGTTCCGATAGGATCAGTAAAGGTAATAATGCTTCCTTCGGGATCTTCCAACAGAACGTGCGGATTGACACCTGTACCAGAAGATGCAGCAGAACCTGCAATGAACTGAATAACAGCAGTCTTCTCGTTAGATCTACCACCGTCAATGAATGCCAATTCATCAACTTCAAATGTAAGGAATAGTTCCTTAGTGTCAGGACGCCAGTCATAAACAATAGCAACCTTGTTGGACTTATCCTCTTGTACTCTTCTAACACGGTCTGCGACAGTGAAAGAGTAACCAGAGATGCCAGTATTAGGATCAGTTGCCAGGTTATCAAGGATCACACGCTGGTCATAACGGAAGTTAATACCTCTATCACAACCAGTGAAAGAGATAGGTGTCTTACCCGTATATCTAATAATCTCTCTGCCGATCTGGAACTTACCAGAACCAGGGAAAGCGTTAGTAGTTTCTACATACAGAGTTGTGTCAGCAGGTGCAGCGTCTCTAATCAACGCTGTCATATTGAAGAATGAGGACACCAGAGAGGTTCTATTTCTCTGTGTTCTGATCAGGTTGGTATCACGAGTGAAGATAACATTAGGTGCAGATGTATATCCACCACCAGGGTTCAACAGTGTGATGTTTGAGATACGACCCAAGTTGATCTCTGCCTTTGCTTCGGCACCAGATCCACCACCACCAATAATTTGTAGGATAGGAGGAGTTTCAAAGAACTCACCTTCTGATGTAACTCTAATGTTTTCGACAACACCGAACTGATTAACTTCGGCAACACCACTAGCACCAGATCCACCACCACCAGAAATAACAATAGTAATATCTTCGGAGGTATAGTTTCTACCGTTGTTCTCAACAGACAAACCAGTCACACCACCAGTAACAGGGACTAGTTCTGCACCAGATCCACCACCACCTCTTAGGTATGCCTCAGCATTAAAATATCCATCACCAGGTTGATTAACCTGCAAGAAACTAACAGATCCATCAGGATTCAAATAGATGTTAGCGTCTGCATCAACGATACCTTCATCATTACTAACAATATCCAAACGGAGAGGATCATAACCCTCACCAGGGTCAACCACATCAACAGACAGGATCTCACCATTGTCTGCAATGTTTGCTCTTAAAACAGCATCCCTGATAGGAGTGCCACAGTTGCCAATAGACAACTTCGGTGGATCGTTAGGGTCATACCCACTACCACCATTAGTTACGATAACGTCCTTAACTCCGTAGACAGAGTTAAAGACGGGTTCGATAGATGCACCTGATCCAGGGACTGTTCTTGGCATTAGACTACTACGATATTACCTTGCATGTTTCCATGAATGTTGCACTGATAGACATACGTCGTACCAGCAGCAAGACTTTGTGGAACTGTCCAGTATTGGACTCCATTGATAGAACCACTGGTTCCACTGATCTGTGAACCGCCAGCACTCACTCTCAATTCAAGAGGGTGTCCAGATCCAGTAGTGTTATCAAATCTGTATGTAAATCCACGATACACATAGATCGTAGGATCTGCTTGATCTGCAATACCAGGACCAGTTACCTGATATGCATTGCTGTTGTTAGCAGAGAATGCATAACTTAGAACAGGAGATGCTACTGCTTCGTATGCAGATGATCCACGAACCAGGGACTGTCCTTCTTGGGCAGAGGGTAGCGCGACAGTGTTAGTAATAGTAAGCGTTGACCCAGATACCGCAGTAGTGATCCCAGTGCCACCAGCAATCGTGACAGTAGAATCAGCGGCGTTAGCAGTATACGAACCAGTATCTCCTGCAAGGGTTTTAAGGACATCTTGGACTACGTTGGGAGAATCATTGGTGATAGTAATAGCACCAGCGTTCAGGTTGGTAGAGATACCAGACCCACCAGTGAATGTCAGACTGTCAGTAGTCGTAGTTGCAGTGGTAGTGCCATTATCAGCACCAAGGGTTGTGAATACATTCTGATTCAGATCACCTAAGGTGCCTGTCATATCAATAGTAAGAGTATCACCACTAAGAGTAGTGGAGATGTTAGTACCACCTGCAATAACGAGGGTATCGTTAGGAGCAGAAGCAGTAGTAGTACCAGTATCAGCATTGACAGTCTCGAAAAGATTCTGTGTGGTGCCACCGCTACCACCAGTTCCTTGCTCATCGTTAGCAGGTTGCCATTTACTATTAGCAGCAACCCATTTCAGAACCTGACCGTCAGACGGACCACCATTTACTGTGGTATCAACGTCGTTCAGAACAGTAATACTTTGGTTTTCGTCTACAAGGGGAACCCAAGCAGCAGAGTGAGCAAAGTATGCCTTGCCAGTGCCGTGAACGTGAGCAAGCATACCGTGATGGTTAGTCGCATCAGGAAGGTCGCC